CTATACTGTTTTTTTACGGAAAATAGAGTTATACCATTTGACTGTTTCTTCCTGTTCATTTGAAACATCGGTTGATGATGAATTATCTACGTTGCCCGCTACTAGATCAGAACGCTTGGATAGAATAATCTTCATTACTTGTTCACGTTGCTTTTCATCTAAAGCGTAGCTCCCCAAAATCGTTGCTATATCGCCCTCTCTTCGCTCATAGCGGGTGATGCAAGCATGAGCACAAATACGCATTTGAGCCTCTGTTAAAGTGGCCATAGTTATGACTTCACCTCTTTTATATAAAAATTTCTGCAATAAATAATAGTCAGTACACATTATTTTGCTGTACTACCAAGCATGAGCTGGGTCAGCGTCACTTCGAGATCTGCAATACGCTGCTTCAGTTGATCTGTCTCACTCGGCTGTTGCTCTGCTTTTTGTGTCGTCAGTTCCTTAATTGCTTCCTCACTCAATCCTTCACTCCAGAACGTCGCCGGGTCTCTTCGTTCTGGAGCTGTAAATGTCTGAGCAAAATACACAGGTTCATCCCCACGTTCGTTTTCAGGCTTGTTTTGCCATTCACCATGCAGCTTCTGAAACGTTGCATGAGCCTCTTTGCTAAGTTGCTCGTATGCGTTTTGTGCTTCTAACAGTTTTTCTGCGTATACTGCTTCATAGGTCAGCCAACCTTGGATGTCAAAACGAGGATGGTATAGACCAGGTGGTACTGAAATCCCTACTGTATAACCAGCAGGGATGCTTTCTGAACTTGTTACATCTGTGGTACTAGAGCTACTGTCAGCAAGCCGATGGGTGTCTAGTTGTTGGTTTGTATCAGATTCAGATTGCGTAGGCGAAGATAGAGTGTAAAAAGGGACGATACCTGAAAAGGTGTCGTCCACCAGTTCGTCCTCCAGATAGAGGCCTTCTGTATTTACTTTAGGAACTACTTTCATGTTGTGACCTCCTTATTTTTCTGCAAGGAATGACAGCCCATCTAACCAGACGGTCATATAGGTTGTATTCTGCGTCTTTACCTGTCCTGCTGAATCTATCATTATTGTAGCATTGGGGGATTCGACCCCGCTCCCGTTGCTAGATCGCACTCTTATTTCTGTTAGGTTTCCAGGTCTGTATCCTACTGGCAAGGTGAACAGCAACGTTCCTGGTGCTACTACACCGCCTGTTGTGATGCCTCTAATAACGACAAGTTCGTCGTTCATTTTAAGGTACTTTACGGAAGAAGAAGACCACCCATTAAGCAATGTAGGTGTTAACCAAGCAGGATTATCCTTGTCAGCCTTCTTGTTCTCCAGCACCGACACACGCGCCGTGTTCTGCTGAACGCTATCTACCAAATCCGCAAGTAGCGTTTTTTCGTTGGCTGCATATGAGCCTATAAACGGCACGACTGGCGAACGGTCAAGCATAAGGTACGTAGCGGTGTATGTTGCCGCTTGGTCGTAGTTGCTTGTGTATATTATAGCCATCTGTTTACCATAAGCCGACGCAAAACTGATAAGACTGAACCTATTATCAACGACATTTCCACGGTATACAGCCAGTATCTTTTCTGTCATTTTAGACAGATTCGAACCCGGTAAGGCAGCATTATTTATTTGGTAGTTGCCGTTACTCTCAAATACCGGATTAGCCCGTTCACGCAACACAATCCCTGTGCCTACTTCAACCTGATTGTCTCCCTCAGTAAAGGAAAGTTGACCCTCTGATATGATAGGCTCCACGGTAGGCGTTGCAAGTTGATATACAAGTTGATACGGCGTATACCCTGCATAGGATTGTTGCGGTACGGATTGGGTAAAGTTAGGTGCGCCTACACGCTGAACCCAATACTTAGTGCCTGTACCGTTCCACGTTGCCGTGGTCATGGTTTGAGCATTCGCAGGAGTGATGGTGTTAGCATCGTACGCCTTGTACCCGTAAAAGTATGCTTTGATGTCATTCTGGTCCGGGCCGTAGCTGTCTGCCCATCCACTATCGGCAAGTGGGATGCCTAGGTAAATTTCTCCGGCTGCTGTGACTGCGTTTGAATCGGGTGTATTGCCCGTACTGCCTTGTGGCAATATCTTACCGTCGAACTTTGTACCAATGCCGCTACCCGCTACCGCTCCAGCCGACAGCCCCGACACTTTAACCTGTCTATTCCCGTTAGTAGCGCCGCCTTCGCCTTGTACCCATGCTAAACTCCCGTCTAACGTAACCCCATGCCACTTCTTGGACTTGAAGTATTGACCATCACGTTCAAACACTGTATCCGCATTAGCCCCCGTAACTGGGTCGGCGTACAGGTCTGTTTGCAACGCTAACATTGAGTCTTCGCGTGGTTTGAATGGTTTGGCTGCGCTGCCGATGTTGATAGAAACATCACGGAATACCGCCGTACCTGTTGCGGCAATATCAAGACCTACAATCACCTGTAAATATGACGTGTTGGCTGGCGTTGTGAAACTCTTAACCATTGTTTTTGTTCCGTTGGATGTGGCAAACGGACCAGTTGTGAAGTCCGCTAACACTTCCCCATTCTTTCCCATGGCTTGTAAGTTCCAGTATGCCCCTGATCCAATAGTACCGCCTATGTTAGACACATCAACCGTGACCGATAATGTATAGTCTGTTGCTGGTACCGCATTGACTTTATACCCCAGTGTATTAAAGCCAGACAGCCCCGTCGATTTATCTAGCCGCACCTGATTAGGACCTATAGTTGTTGCCGTTCCCGCCTGCGCAACGGTGGACCATTCATAAAAGCTCGGCAATAGGTTTTCCCCGTACCGTATCGCATATGGATTACGAACGGGCATTAAACTGTCAACATAGGGCCATTTGGCTGCTGCTTGTGCTGGCGTATAACTTGCAGCTGCTGTGTAGTCTGCCTCGCTGATCTCGTATACGCGCACACTGTCCATATTAAACGTATTGCCGCTTGCACCCGTGCCTGTGACTGTAACAATGTGAAAATAGTCCTTCGTCGTGAACCGTACAACAGACGGAGCAAAAACAGAGGCAGAAGTTACCTCGTTACCCACAGCACCAGCAATACCATTTATTGATATCGCCACCTTGCTGGTATTACCACTTTTCACGTCCGCTATTGCGATATATTTTCGTCCAGGTGTGGTCAAAAAACTTGCAGACGCAGTTGCAGACGCACTACCCAGCGTAATTTTAAATGAACTGCTGCCGTTGGTTTTGCTGTTAGAGTCTATTGCAATAGCTACGTTTGAGGACCATTCGCTCACTGTCTCGCAGCTACCCATCCGTCCCAACAAATTCACCAACGTACGCCCGCTCAGCCCCGTCAGCGAAAATGGCGCAGCCTTTTCCGTATGAACCATCTGCACCCCGGGTTCGAGAGTTACCGTCTTACGCTCTGTCGTATCCAAACGCTTCTTGATCGCATTCACACCATCATTCACGTCACCAGCAAATTCATCAACAGCCCGCCAGTTTTGGTCCAAATACTTCTCCAAATCAAAATACGTGGTTTTGGGCGATGTGCGGTCAATTTGATTTAAACCAAGATTCGGTGTTTTTTCACTTGCCATGTTATGCGCCACCTCCTAAATATCTATCCTGTGTTGTATGTTCATTTTCATAGAGGGTCATAGACTCCACTTCGGCAATGGTCAGGTAGCGTAGTTTGTACTCCACTGCCATGTGGGCGGGCTTGATCTCCTCGATGGCTGCTTTAAGATCATCTACGTTGGGTGGAATCCCGATGGTATCTATAAATTTGACCGTAAATCCCCATTCGGCAGGGTGAAAAATAACATCTACCGTACCTCCGTCATACGCCTCTGCTACATTTTTGACAAGCCGACCGGAAAAAGTTCCTGCCCCTCGCAGCTTCGACTCCACCACCGCACGCCGTTGGTCCAATGGCTTCGCCAGATCGGTTTCAATCCCCAACTCCATTTCCCAGCGTTCCAACCCCCATGTGGCGGTACGTACAAAAAACTGTCCCACCGTTGCATCCATTGCAAGATACAAGGCGTCCAATTCGCTTCCTTTAGCATCCATATCGGAACGCATCACGCGTGAGGTTTCGTAATAGGAAGGCAAATAGGAAAGCAGCTCACGTCCTCGCTCGCTGCTCATTTGGCCCACTGTATCTTCCGCTATCGTTACTCGATTAACCAAAGTGCCACTACGGTTTGCATGTTTTCCCTGGTCTGGGTTATTCAATAAATCGCCAAAACTGTTCGTTCCATTGTTACTCACTGACGCTCACCGTCCCCAGCACGGCTACCTGGCCTGAGCCAATCTCAATATTCTGATTGCTCTGTCCATTGATTTTCAGTTCAGAGAAATCAATAATAATCGGAATATCGAGCAAAACAGCAGAAATCCGGGTATACCGTACCAACGGGTCTTCCTTGTAAAAGGCAAGCTGCTTCAAATACGTCCGCACACCGCTCTCGATGAGCTTTTTGATTTCATCCAGTGTGGACGGCTTCTCTTTGGTACGCTGTACCTTGACTGAGATGTTAATCTCCACTTCTGCTGCTGGCATGATCGTCACCACAGGGCCCGCTGGCGCCAGTCCTTCTCCTTGTCCATCCTGCGTCGGATCGATGTACTTCTGCACCGCAGCGACGATATCTGGGCTGGCTGCGCGTTTATCCGTATCCAGCACATATAACCCCACTGTTCCCGGTCCTTTCCAGAGCGGAACTACTTCCACGCCACCCACTCCAGCAATCTCATTCGCCCACTGAGTATACTGCGCCTTGTTGCCGCTTGTGCCCTGGTTCCGCACCTTGGCATAAAAACGCTCCAGCAATAGCTGGTCGCTCTCAACGTCTGTACCGCTTTTGGTTTCCTCCGTATTGATCACAGAGGCAACCCCGCTAATCGGAGTGGCCATCACCTGGATGACGCCCGCAGGTACATTACCGCTGCGCCCGGGGTTGACCGCCCGAATAGCCGCTTCCCCGGCACCTTGTTCATCCAGCGTGACCGAAGCCGTGGTCGCATACTCAATAGAAGCTTCCCCGGATACATCATCTGCCGGGGTCGCCACCAAGGTTCCCGCCGGGACAGTCGTTCCCGCTGTGCCCGTGAACGTAACCATACCTGAGGCCGCAACCGCTTCTCGCCGTGTCACCCCATGCTCTGCTGTCCGCAAATCCAGCTCCGGCGAACGAAAATCCGGGTTGTCGCTGGCTGCTGTGCTGGCAAAGCCCCGACGCAGCAGCTCCTGCGCCCAGATCGCCGCTTCCGAGAGCATGAATGCCACCGGCGCCTGCGCATCCCAAATAAAAGAGCCCTCGGACTTATCAATATCCGAAGGCACTTTTTCCAGCATTCGATTTAAAATTTCCTCTTCCGTCTGGTCTACCAAATATTCCGGCAAGTCTGCCATTAGATCACCACACTTTCCACAATTTCCGTTTCATCCCGCACGTTCGTAATCTGGCAGCTAAAATGGCACGCCTCGCCTTCCCAGCGAAACGTGAACTGATCCACACTAGCCGTACGTGCATCTGCTAGTAGCGCCTCTGTGACCATGCGTTTAATTTCACTTTCCTGCACACCGTGCCCATAGCTGCTGCCAATGAGCTCCTCCAGCTCACTCCCATAGTCAGGTGAATAGATCACATGCCGGTAGCGAGGAGTGCGAATCGCTTTTTCACACCACTGTACCCACGCTTCTTTCTCCCCTGTAGTCACGATTTTACGACTAGGGCTCATAACAAACTCGCCGGCTTCAAAATCAAACCTCCAGCTTCGCCCAAATACTGCACGGTTATCCTCCAGTATATCCGGGTCGGTCATATCCCTGTCTGTCCAGATCATATCATCTGTTTCGGGAAATAAATTAGCCACGTCCACTCACCACCTTGCACACGACCACCACATCATTGCCGCTATTCACCCGAACCGCCAGTACACGATCTCCAGGCTTGAGTCCTTCGTTCAAACTGAGATTCACATCCTCCAGCTCGTCTTCCCCGATATAAAAGGAAGTTTTCAGCTCTTTACCTTCCCAATTTTCTGATTCCACTGCGGTTGAGGTACCTTTGTACATATGGCGTGGTACAGATAGCAGTCCCGGCAGCTCCGCGACCAGATAATCCTGAAGCTCATGTTTAAAATCGTCCAGCTTGAGTCCCGTGGAGGTGATCGTGCCTAGTACCGCGCCCACTCCACTCAGCGCTTGCTTGGTGTGCTTATGAAATGAAGATTGCAGCGCAGTAGCCAAATGCCCGTAGGGGTCCTTATTCAAGGTAAAACCTCCTTTTTACATCGTCATACGTTCCGAGCTCCAGCGACATACTGCCGGGGTTGCCCAATTCCCTGCTCACTGAAATGACCAGTAGCTTTATGGAACCTAGCATCACTGCGTCTCCTGCTCGAATCGTGTTCATATCTGGTGCATTTACCGATATCGTTTGCTGTATGCCTCTCAGCTTACTTTTAGCCAGCTCACGGGCTGCTGCACCGGACTTGACCTCGTCATCCTGCACGATCACCTGAAGTGTCCCATATTTGGCAATGTCCTTTTCCTCAAGCGCCATCACCTTGGAAGGAACCTCATTACCTGTTTCACTAGCCGCCGTAGCCAGCACTTTCACCCTCGTAGCTGCACCTTCCAGCGTGCGGGACTGTGTCGTATCAGTCACTCTCTCCAAAACATACACGTCTTTGTTCGTTCCTAGCTCGTACAGATCCAACCCGGAAGAAATCATCCGCGGATGATACAGCTTTCCCCCCGCCTTTGCCGTTTCGCGCAGATCTCCCAGCATCATAGAATAGATGGACTGTGTGCGGTATACGGCGCGTCCCAGCGTTTTTTTCGTATCTGGCAATGAAGCGATTTTCAACTTCCAGTCCCTAGCATACTTCTGAAAACGCTGAGTAGCCGTCTGCTTGGCAGGGAGTAAATATTCATCCTCTGACTTGTCCAAATACACTGTACGGTCATACAACGTCAGCGTCATGCGTTTAAGCCCGTTGTTAGATGTTTCTACTTCCCAAATCACGGCAGGGGACAACAAGGGAACATAATCTTTTTTACCATAAGGAATCCCGCTAACCCGAATGGACATCCCAGGGGAAATAGCGGGCATATCCGACGTAACGACTAGATTGACGGTTCCCTGATAGGCGATTTGTTCCAGCGAGTCCCTCAAATTAATGTTCTCCACAAGCGGCGACAAATCATATTTATCCTGTAAAATGACTTTATAGCTCATGACAACACCAGCTTTTGCCCCGGTTTAATTGCATTCGGATTTTGCCCAATAACCTTTTTGTTAAGCTGATAAATACGACTCCATTGCGAGCTATCCCCCAATTCGAGCTTGGCAATTTTGGACAAGGAATCCCCGAACTTAACCGTATATATTTTTTTCTTTTCTTTCATATCTGTGCGGGGCTTTTTGTTAACCGTAGCCGCCTTACTTCCTGTGCCACCAGCTTTTTTGGCAACTTTCATATCACTCCAGGTCCGCAGTGACAGATCAAAATTCACATCTCCATACTCGCCGCCGCGAAAGATCGAATTATGAGATGCCACAATTACTGGCACATTCACGGCTGTCTCCGTAATAATAAAACGTAGCGGGTTCTTAGATAACAAAAAGCCATTCAACGTGTTCATGGCCTCCTGCGGATCAGGAATATCTTTGTATGTGCAATACGCTGGATTGTATTCTTTCGGAAAAAAAGAAGAGAAGGAAATTTCCTTCACCTTCTCCCCTTGCGGGAAGTCAAACTCCCCATAGGATAAAATCGTCGTTGTATCAAACCCTTTTTGCCGTGAGATCGTCACTTCCTCAGGATTTACCGGAAACTGAAACTTTTTTCCTTTACCATCCGTCAAACTAAATTCCATCTCTTTCCTCCCTCCCCATTACTCCCATCTACTGTATTACTTAGCTACAGCGCCTACAGGCTTGGTGTTCTGCGTTGCACGCAGAATTTCAGCTTTGAGACGGTGGCCAATTTGCATAATAAGCCCATCCACATCCAGCTTGTTCTCATGTACAGTGACCTGTACAGCCCCCGCAGGAAGATTGAATTGGTTGGTGGTTTCCGTTTTAAAATCCTTCAAAAAGCCAGACAGTGTTCCCATTTGTTCAGGACTGATCTGTACTACTTGAGGTGTCGGATTACCATTACCTTTGCCTTTAGCTTTGGCTCCATTATTCGCATGAGCCGCAGTATTCAGTAGTGGGTTGGGATTGACTCCCTGGTTAGCTATAGCCATCGGTCCATAAGGATTAGGGACACCTTTTGCACCTGGTTGCTGAGGTCCATACATCACTTGAGAGCCGGGTGGTAACCCCGGAAATGGTGGCATAGGTGTTAACGGTTTGGTAGCCACAGCTACAGCAGGTTGAGGTGGTATAGCAGGTTTAGGTACTTCAGGCGGCTTAGCTGGGGCTTTCTTAGGTTCATCTTTTTTACCAAAAGAGAAGAAGTTAGAGATGCTATCACCAAAGGCTTCGCTCTTCTCAGAAAGCCATCCGGTTACTTTGGATGCCTTTTCCTTTATTTCAGAGCCATGGTCTGAAATCCAACCGCCCACTTTGCCCCCTAAAAAGTCACCTGCTAAACCGCCCACATATGAGCCAACAGCAGTGCCGACACCTGGAAGCAAAAATGTTCCAATTGCTCCGCCTACCGTACTCCCAACCGCCCCACCTACGGTGGAACCAATCGCTTGTGCGCGTTCCTTGCCCGGAGCTGCTGTAGCTATGCTTGCTGCATCTGCCAGAACCCCCAAAGGCCCACTAATGAACTTTTTGCTTACGCCCAGGCCCTTACTCACTTTTTCAACTAATCCGCTATCGCTCACCATATCTAGGACAGAAGAAGCATCTATATCTGTTCCACCCGTTAGCAAGTCGCCTGCAAAGCTAAGAATACCACCCGACTTGGAAGAGCGGCGATTACCAGGATTTCTCGGATGATTTCTTGGGCTTGGAACCCTTCGGGCAGGGTTAATCCGAGGATTGGATTCTGCTGAACCTCCAGCGTTTTGTCGTCCGCTTCTGTTTCCTTGTATCGAGTTCCGATCTCTAATATTAATTCTTGCTATCTCTCCGGCTCTTGAATTAAAATCTCTTTGACTACTCGAAGACCGACGACTACCGCCTCTATTACCAGATCTTCTACCCCCTGAACGTTTGTTCCTTCTTCCCGGGCTACTTGCGCCGCCACCGCCAAACCCGCCAGTAGATTTATCTGAGGTAACTTGAATTAATTTCTGAATTAACTCTTTAATCTCCGAAAGGTCTTTATTGCCTGAAGCGCCTTCAGCATTTCCTTCTGCAGCATCTTCTTTCTTATCTGGAAAAAAGAATTTTTTAAGTACTCCTTTTGCTCCGCCTTCCTTCCACGTTTGTCTGGTTTCCATAAAAGCGGCGGGCATCTTTTTAAACGTTTGAAGACTTAAATCTTCACCTGTAACCCCTTTGTACACTTCCTGGACAACCTTAGCAGGTTCATTATACTTTTGCAGTGCCTCAGCCCAAGCAGGAAGTTTACTTTCCTCTTCTGCTTTAGGTTTTGTACTATTTAGTATGTTTGAACCAGTGTTGCCTCTAACTGCCTTCGTGTTGTTCTCCAACGCTGTTATAAGACCACTAATGCCGTCGATGGACACACTACTGCTACTGCTTACCTTCAAATTCACACTGCCCGAGGCATTAATAATCTGGGATTTAACCCGGTTAATCTTGTTTAACAGATTATCCAAGCCTTTGGAAGCCATATCGTTCAGCACAATTTCCGGGGCCATGCGAGTGCGGCCGATTTTCAACACACGTCCTTGAATCCGCTCAAAATAACGTTCCATTGCGCGCAATTCTCTGTTCGCCTTAATGACGTTTTTAGGATCAATCACAAGGTTCATGCGGTAATTTAATGCTTCTGCCATCTATCATGTTCACCTCCTTGTTTATGCTTTTGAAGCTGCTATGCTATCCATTTCCTGTTCGGCAAACGCCAGCAGCAGCATACGCTCACCGCGGGGAAGCCGCCAAAAGTCTCCGGGGCGGAGGTGGTGCCGGACCCACAAGTGGTACAGCATCGTCGTCATTCCCCCGGAGCCGATTAGTTTTTTAGGTCAGCAATCTCAACGCCAAAACCGGACAGCTCCAGCACCTTATCCCCTACTGCATCCAGCTCACCCGCCAGCAGCATACGGCGGACAGACTGTTCGCCACCGGACAGCTTTAAGCGGCTTGTAATACGGGGATCGCCCCAACCATTAAGGGACAAGCCTTTCACTTCCAGCTTGCCGGTAGCTTCCGAAATCAACAAGGCGTTGAACGTTTCAGTATCTACTTTTTCATCTACAGCCCCCTTCACGGTTCGGCGAATTGTGCAGCGTTCACGAATGCTGTCCACTTTGCTGGAGGTCAAACCGTGCAGTACAATTTTCATATCGAGGCGCTTGATACGTACCGTTTCCTCTGGTAGTTTTTCAGCAGCTTCAAACAGGCTGTCCAAAATTTGTTCTTCTGTCATATTCTCATTCAAGCTCATAAGTCATTCTCCCTTATTGTTCATTTGTATTTGGGGAACGGAACGCCTGACAGCATCCCATCCCCCGTTTTCCAATTTAGTTCGCTACAATCGGATCCAGCAGCTCATAGCCTTCGAAGGTGAAGGTCGTTTCTTCCTGTACTTCTTCACCTGCTGTCCAGTTGGCCAGCTGGATTTTGTCAGGAGTGCAACGAATAAGACGAATACTTTCATGTCCGAAGGCTTCTGGATCATCCAATTTAGTAATAATCTCAAAACGGTTAAAACCGCGACGAATCATATCGGATGTGACCTTGTAGCCACTCATTGTTCCCGTCCCTTTTTTGATACCACGCTTGTGCACCTTCCACTCGTTGCCCACGAGATTCAGCTCGCGTTTTTCCATTTCTACGCTAGCTTCCAGCTTATTGATATTCGTCTGCCACACCCCGTCCACATGCGCCTGACCAAACGTACCTAAAATGACTCTTGAAGCATCCAACATTTCTTTTTCCTCCTCAAAATAATCCATAATATAGTTCGGGATTTCATAAAATCCTCGTTGTTAAAAAGCTACTTCATTTCTGCCGATTGCCTGCAAAATGCTTATACACGTAAAATGCTTATTTATTGCACGTAAAATGTGCCGAACAGCTGCTCCATCACGTCGGTGAGCTTCACGTTCCATTGCAGGAACACTTGATCCGGCTCCGGTTTGATGACTGGCGCATCGCCGTAGTAAGCCGGGTCGAGAATGACATCGTAGCCATCTGCTTCGATGACATTGCTCAGCGACAGCTGTGCCAAGTATTCTTTGATTGCACCGATAAGTGCCAGACGGCCTTCCACCGTATTGTTGATTTTGCCAATGTAAGTCTCTTCAGCTGCACGCTGCAAGTCAGCGTTAATAGCGTCCATGACACGGATGGAACGAATTTTCTTCCATGCGTTGTTTTGCCCGGCAGATGGATTCACCAAGCTGTTGATCCCGCGCAGCGCTTTGACCTGACGGCCGTCGAAGAACAGCAGGAAGACACCATTACGAACAGCCTGCTCCTGCTCAGAGCGTGTCCAGCGGCGGGTTACATCCTCAAAAGGCGTAACCGCATAAGTCGCCGATTGATTCAGACGTTGGCCTGCAATCAGTCCGGCTACATAAGCAGCCGTTTGGGCAGAACTGTAGTCCGTACCTGCCAGACGTACGCCTGTACCGACGTTCACGATGCCTTCATGGTTCAGCGCCAGGGAACGTGCAGAGGCCAAGCTAACAGCCGTTTTGGACACATCATCTGCCGCAGAACCGCCGAATACAGCGATTACGCCTTTACCTTCGCCCCGGACACGCTTGATCCAGGCAGCGAAGCTTTGCAGCAATGCCAGATCAGCTGCATAATCCAGAGCCAAGACATTAAATTCCTGCCCTTCAAGTGCCTCCTGCATCGCGATGTAATCGGCATTAACCAGCTTGCTATTGCCGCTGTTGCCGCCAGTGAGGTGTACGCCGCTGACATCCACCGGAATGCCGCCGTCGCCGACAACTTCGGCCTTCACCCATACATTTTCGCTGTTCTCGTTCATCGCCTTGGCGATAGAGGCAGCCGTACCGTCACTGCCTTTGTACGTGCCGAGCAGCTTGGTTCCTTCATAGAGGCGCACCTCACGAGCTTGCTCATCACCCAAAGTTGGCTGTACAGTTACAGCAAAACCATTACCGCGGCTACCTGTGTACAAAGCCTTCAGACGCAGCACATCCGCCGGGGTCGCACCGCCGCTTTTCAGCGTCACAGATGCTTCAGCAGCTGTATCATCTGCCAAACGGTAGGCTAAGAGCTTTTTCGGACCGCCCAGCAAAGCCAGATACAGCGTCGAATACGCGGTCGCACCGTCCAGACTGTCACCCGAAAAGATTTGGCTGATTGCCGTTTCACTGCCGATCTCTACAAACTCACGTACAGGGCCCCAATTCGCCTTAACGGGCACAACGACCGTACCACGCGACCCACCTTGAATCGCTGAAGCTGCTGCTGCCTGAAAATTCATATACAAACCCGGCAATACCGGTTTATTCGTGTTTTCCCATGTTCCGCCTGCCATAATTAGTCCACCTTCGCTTTCATAAATTGTTCGATTTTAGTGTGTGCTTCTGCTACCGTAAACAGCTTGTCCTGTGTGCCAAAAAAGGCGCCTGCCAGCACTTCTTCTTTCACGGAAAACAATGGTTCTGCGTGCTCTTTTAGCTCCTCCAGCGTATAGCGAGGGCCACTTGCTTCTTGCCCGGCATATACCGGGGCCTTCTCATGGTTTTCCAAGGTCACTCGGACCACCTCATTTCAAAATAGGATGAATTTCCACTCTGCGAATCAACGCCGCTTCCTCAGCCGGACGCATACGCCGCTGTACTAACATCAGCCGAAGCTGACCATCTAAAATGGCATCTGCCTGCAAATCGGCTGAAGCTTCAGCTGTAGACATATAACGGCCCTTGTCCTGATCCAGAGGAAGCTGGATTTGAGCGGCAAAGCCCTCGATCAGTGCGAAAGCTGCGCGGTTTTCCTCGGTGGTGTCCGGGGCGGTAATATGCCCGATGAACCGTTTGCGCAGCTCATACATGGAGGCTCCCGCCATCCTAGTTTCGCAGCCGCTCATCCGCCATAGTACCGCTTGCCGCCCCGGCTGTGCGGGCCATGCGTCGGCGTATACCGACCACGTTTCACCCAGTTGCTTCTGCGTCCAGCGGACCAGCGCGGCCAGCCACTCTTCCGGCTGTGTAGCACCGCTTGCTGGAACGGCCAAACCACCTTCCGTCTCAGGCACATACACGCCAAAACGAAGCGTTCTATAGGCCTTGCCCGTAACGGTGTCCAGCTTTTCTGCATCCCGCACGCCCAAATAGTGCGCGGTAAAAGTCGATGTATCCTCACCTGCACCTGTCACGGGTTCCCGGTGCAGCCCGGCAATCAGGGCATTCGCCCATACGTCAGCCTGCGCCAGTCCGGCTTGTCCTGCGTACAGCATGATGCGGACAACCTGCCGATAGCCGGCCCAGGAAGACTTCCAGATTTCCTCGCCCAGCGCCATAACAGCATACGGCTCCTCTGCCGTCTGCGACGGTGGCTGAACATCGTATACACGCCCTTGCAGCGCTGGAATAATTTCAATGAGCTTTTGCTTAAAGGCTTGTCTCATTCTGCGGCATGCCACCTTTGCGTACCCTGCGTTCGCATGTTGTGGCTATTCAGCCAGGCTTTTTTCCACTTCCGTGTTCTCATCCGGCGCAGCTCCATACTCATGCATTGCAGCATCCCTTGCTTAGGCAACACGACTCCTCCTTTCTATTCAACGAATTCCCGGGAACCGACAGAGACGATCACCGCATGAAAAAACCGGCCCTAATGGCCGGCTAACGTTTGACTGTGTGTGTCTTCGGTATGTCCTCTTGTCTTGATTCCCGATGATATAATCTTACACCCTAATAACGAATGCGTTGCCGGGGAAATGGACGATAAAAGCAGAGGATAGGGATGATGTTGGGAGGTTTTTTGAGAACACATGTTCGTATCGTAAAAAAAGACCTTGACCCCTGTTATTACAGGAAATCAAAGCCTTTTAGGAAACCATTTTAAAATAGAAATGAGAACAAGTGGATAATTATTACATCAACCCAATTTTCGATCCGCGCCCTTCTGCAAGCCTGCCAAATTTAAAACGCCTTGGTCCGCCAGTGCAAGCGCCATTTTGTAAAAAGCACGCGTGCGAAGCTTCGTATACGTATCCTTGCTGACTGGCGGGTCTAACACATAATTGTAAACCTTGTAATCGAACACATCGTCATCCTTTAAATAACGTTCACGGATAAGCAGCTGTTCGCGTTCATTCAAGCGGCTCACTACGGCATCCACCATTTCGCAGTAGGCCAAGCGGGCGGCAGGAGCATCTACATTATATACGGCTGTCCGGGCCGTTGGATCGCTTGTCACATTTGTTGGGCCGCTCGGGCGATCCGTATAGCCAGCCGTAATAAAGCTCTCCCGATCCATAAAGGTAATCGTTTTATAAATTCGGTATTTCTCAAACACACCCTCCAATGCATTCTGCGTTTTGCGACGGTCCAATTCGGGTAAGTTATTTCTCATGTAAAGCAACACTCCTTATATGCCTTTTGACAATGATGTATTTTTAAATGAAGATTTTGCAAAATCCTCAAATAGAAAACGCTCATGTTTACATTGTGTTCCCCTTTTGTTCGTATCTTGAGTATAACATAACATTATTTAGGATAGGTATCCATCCTCAAAAAAAGCAGTATAGCTCCAAAAACAGGATATTCGCTTTATTTTCCTATGCCTTTTGGCATATTACGTGCTTTTACTATTTACCTAATGGTATAATAAAAGCAATATCTATGATTCTCTTGCAGAAAGGAGCCCCCATTGTGGAACAGCCAGCATTCGGAACTTACTTAAAACAGCAGCGCGAGCACAAACACTTGAGCATCAACCAATTGGCAGACGCCGCAGGTATTAGCAATTCACAAATTTCCCGCATTGAAAATGGACTGCGCGGAATTCCCAAACCCTCCACTCTCCGCAAAATAGCGGACGCGCTCAGCGTATCCTATACCGAAATGATGAAGGCCGCCGGATATTGGGGAGACGATGATTCAATGGAGCAAAGTCCATATGAACTTTATCCTTCTACTGTACCGGAATGGGCAACCTCTAAAGACCGCCGGGATTTTAAAAAAATGCTGGAGGAAGACGACGAATTAATGTTCGATGGCATTCCGCTGGATGAAAAAGATCGTCAACGGATCAAGGACGTTCTGACAGGTCTGTTCTGGGAAGCCAAACAGATGAACAAACATAAAAAGCCCAAAGAGCCCCAAGCGGGCAAAGATCAGGGATAG